CCCGTATATGCCTTCGAACGCAAGCGGATACTCATCCGTTTTTGGGTAATAGGGACGGTCTATTCGGGACACCCCACCAAAACCACCCTATTCAATACGCTTCGCGTTATGTTCATGGTGGCCTTCGGTTTGTTTCTCGCAGGTATAAGGGGGATATGGAAACTCGTCTGCGTGATCTTCTATGTGGCCGGCGACGACGTCATGCTAAAAGGACACAGCTGGGCCATTCTACGGTTCGCGGCCATACTCCGGAAACTTTACCTTACTTATTGGCCAAAACGATACACCGAACACGGCCTCGGGTAAGTGGCAAAGATGATCCACATAATGGGGTATGAAAAATTCGATTTCCTCTCACGCGCCGGTACCTTTTACAAAGGCCTCTGGTACTGTAGGAGGTTGCTGAAAAGAGCCGTTCTAAGCGGGACTGCTTCAGTATCTAACGCCATAAATATGTTTGAGCATCGCTGGCTCACCGGAGGCGGGATTCTTTCTTGGGGCCAGAGTATCATAGGCATTCGTGAAGTCGGACTTAGCCGACAAGCCAATGGTACCCAACCGAGCTTGAAAAAACAAGAGGAGTTTAAAAATGAATGGAGTTATAAGTCGCACGTCGCTACCAATGACGTTCCGATCGGTGCATAGTTCTAGATGTACGACCGACGCGCGCTAGAGGAAGTCGAACGTGAGTTCAAAGGTTATGCGTACGACCGGGTAATCTAGATCAACAGACCACTTTGACCCGTGGGGTCTACTGATTACCCACCCCCCCACAAACAGTTCTCACGGTAAAAACGCATGTATCACCCAGCATAACCGTAACAGATCGGTAAGTATTCAACCCAAGCTCCAGTTTTCTCGTCTGGAACTTGCGGATTCACTACGAGAGGTATCTGCCAGCATAGTGCCAGAAACTGAGCAGACGTAACCGTCATCCGTTAGTTGACGCACCCAGCCACCCGGGTGTATAATCGGGGCAGGATTCACGAGTCCTATGCACTCGTGCGGGTCGTAAGCACGTGTAGGTATTTGATCAATTCCAACACACCGGCGCTACTCCCGTCAGGAAAACACCACTCCCTAACGTCAAAGGGGGAGTATAAACATTGCTTGACCGCTTAACGGCCCCAGAAAGGGGCAAGTGGATTTGACGACACCCCCGTTCCACAGGGGCGGCGCTTAAATGCGTAAAGACAAGTCATGAACAGCGTGAAAAAGTTGGTTGATCATCCTCTTACCTACTTGTTAGGTTCAATGCCACGCTTCGTCGTCAACTGCCACAAACACTCGTCCCACCCGGCGTGAAGGGAGACATGGGGCGGGTTATTA